CCTTTAAGTGTTCCAGCCTGTTCTTCTGCCTGCTTGATCACATCTGCATTGTTACTCATCCCAGCAAGTGCGTTGAGTGCGCTCCCAGTTCCGACTTTGTTTTCAGCAAGCAAACGCATGGCATCATTAGCGCTGATCGCTGTGTTGTTTACCAGATTTAATCGATCAGCCAAAGCTTGGTAAACAGGCAGGCCCATCGCTGCGAGCGCTGCGAAATCATCCTTGGAAGCTTGACCCGTGCGGGTCATGTTCTGAGCGACTTCCCCTAATTTGTTAAAGACATCCGTGGCACCCGAACCAGCAACCAAACTAGTGCGCCCGAAGCTTTCAATCATCGTGGCAGCATCTTTACCCGAGACCCCGAGGCCGAGGAACCCGGTAGCTAGCTTGCCGACTGCATCTTGAGCGATGCGCCCCTGATCAGCGATCTCGCCCATCACGCCACCAAGACGCTCGGCATTGGCTTCGCCAGCGAGCCCTTTGATTCGGGTCAGGATCTCTTCGGTGTTGGCAAAAGCCATCACCGCTCGGTCGTAGATTTTGTACACACCATAAGAGGCGAGAGCGCCCCCGATCGCGGTGACCGGGTTCATGATGAGGTTGGTTACGCTTTTGAAAATAGATGAGGCAGCGGACTTGATTTTGGTTTCGACATGGGTGAGGAACGATGCGAGCTTGCTCTTCGCTTGCGATTCCTTGGCGGCATCGCCACCACCCACTGGAGCTTGCCCGCCTTGCGTGAGAAGTTTCAAAGCATCCTTGCCTGAGATCGCACCCGAGGCGATCCGCTTCATGACCTCGGCAGTCGTGACTGCTTTGCCTTCGACCTTGGAAAGTTCCTTGGCCATCGCATCGAACGCTTTCACGCCCATGCTCTCAAGCGCTTGTATATCTTTGAGTAAGACCTTATCGGACTCGCCGATCTTTCCGAGGATGCCAGCGAATGCCTTGCTCGCTTCGCCTGCGTTCTTGGCAAACTTGCCTATACCTTTACCGAACTTGTCTAGGGTTGAAGTGATCGTGTCCGCATCAAGGCCGAGCTTCTTCAAGCTCACCGCAAAGGCGAGAGCATCGTCTGCGCCCAACTTCGAGGTCTTGGCGAACTTATGAAGTGCGTCGCCCATCACCCCGGCGACATCATCATCAAAGTGTTTCGAGGCCTCGGCAGTGACTGCCTCGAGGCTTCCCATGTCCTCTTTAACTTTGTCGAGGTTGGTGATGAAGTCAGTTATGGAAAGACCCATCGAAACATTTAATGATCCGATAGTTTTTGCCATCATCGACTCCTAGGTTTTCTTAGTGCCCATCGCTGTCGCCCACGCCTTGAGCCCTGCGAAGTTGTCGGCTTTCTTGTTTTCACCGTACCAGTCCGGGATGAAGTCCTTCACCTCGAGCACCTTTGTCTCAGATCCCCGCCACACATTCGCCGTCGTTGAGCACACCTGCGCTGCATGAATGTCGGCACGGTCTGCGTCAAGTGGCTCGATCGTTGAGAAAGCCATCCACTCGGTCAACTCCTGGGCGTCCATGCCATCGAGGAGTTCACCGACGGTCTTCTTCAAGTGCCCAGCGAGACGGAATAGAAACCGCCTCCCCGGACGCTCGATTAGTTTTTTCTTGCGTCTTCAACTGCTCCGCCACTCATGCCGTTATGACGGGCGCACGCATCGAAGAGAATCCCCACAAGAGGCGCAGGCATCTCGCCCACAGCATCGACCTCGGCATCGGTAAAGATCCGCTTGCCTTGATCATCTGCGATAGATCTCACCACGAGCTTGGCTCGGATGTTGGACAGGTTGCCCGACTTCGAGCCCGCACTGATTTCGCTTTCAAGTTGATCACGCTCACGGGAGCTAATCACTCGGAGGAATACTTTGCCACCGAGCTCGGGGATTTCGATCTCCCCGAGCTTATATGCACTTCCTGCACTTAATAACTTTTGCTTATCTAAAATGTGAAACTCCTTAATCTAATGCGTAGGTTATTTTGCCTACTGGTTTAACGCCCACAGTTGCTTTCACTGTGTTGTCGCCGGTGGCAACGCCATCGACTTGGAACTTCGTAACGATGCCATCAAAGGTGATGGTCGAAGTATCGGCAAGGGTGATAATGCATTCTTTTGCTTCGCCGTAATCTTCGATGTAAGCGCTGATCGTGCCGAGTGCTGCGGAGCCAACGCCCACGATTGCGGTTGCAGACATTTCGCCACCATCGATCAGACCGCCAGCGTATTCCTTCGCATGGTCTGGGCTCAAAAGGTTGGTGATGTCCACGGTGCCACGGGTCGCACTGGGTGGTGTGATATCGGTCACGCCAGTGAGGGTGGTGCCGCCGATCGAGATTGCCGTGCCTTGGGTTAAGACTGCTGCCATAGCTAAGACTCCCTATAGATGATGGAAAAATCCAAAGACGAATGATAAAACACGGTGTCCGAGCCTTCAAAAAACTCGGGCTGGTCTTGCTCATCACTCACGCTAACGCCGAGAACGACCACCCCCGAAGAGGTGCCGCGAAAGTTGTCCATCACGATTCGCATTTGATTCATGATGGTTTCAACTTCCGATTGAGTTGTTGCAATAACATCACACTGGATGCGAACTTCGGGCACCTTCGTGTTGCCTGCGTCGAGCGTTGCCGACCTTATGGTGCTGATGCGATGGTAAACAATGTAAGGCATGACCGGCTTTTGTGGCGCACGACCGGGATAGATGCGAGTTCCCACATAACCAGACATCGTAGCATCGTCGATTAGTCGGGCCCGAAGGGCTTTGCTAGCACTCATGATGCGCCCTCGTTGATGGTGTCGTTAAGGATCTTACCCATCACATCGATCGCCTTAGTCTTGTTGTTATCCCATGCTCTGCGAAGAAAAGGAAACGGTGCGGAGCCTGGGTGAATCGCTCCTTGCGCTTTTGCTTTTGCACCTTTGCGCTTCAATAAGATTTCATTCGTCAGATCGTTCTTGCCGGTTGGGTGCGCTGCGGTGCCGTACTCAACAAAGTGAGCGTACTTGGTCGGGATGCGCTCGACGCCACCAATGATGCGCCCCGCTCTGCGCTCTGCCCCGATAACCGAGTAGCCGAACTGGGCGCCCTTGCGCAGTACCACTTTTTCTTTTGATCCGATGGAGTCATGAAGGATGGAGTACTTGCGACGCACGCTGCTCTTCGCATCGGTCACGATAAGGGCACCCGCTTCATGAAGAGCCTTCTTGATCCCTGCTCGTTTCACTTTATCGTTGATGTGTTCCATGAGGTTGAGCAAACCTTTAAGGGCGGAAGCGTCGATGTTGATTGCTGTTGATTGCTGCTCTAGGCATTAGTTCCCCCTTTCAATCGCATCGATCTCGAGTTCCCATGAGCCCTCATCGATGTTGCGGATGCTGACGATCTCTAGAGTGCGACTACCCATCGAGATGCGATCACCGTGAAGGATGCCATCTTTAAAACGCACACGAACACGGTGCGAGATCGAAGCCTGCCTCGCCATGCCCTGCTCTTGCTCCCTGCCTGAGAGCGGGCGAACACTCGCCCAGGTCGTGTAGTAGGTATTCCATGAGCGGGTCACCTGACCGTAATCATCCACGGTAGTGGATTCATCACGCTGAAAGCTTATTCTCTGGGTTAATTCGCCAGCTTTTAGCATTAGTTGACAATGCCTCGACTAAACATTTTAACGATGTTATCGACGGCGTAGGGCACTTCGTAGCCCTGCGCTTCTCCTACTGTCTCGCGCTGGTTGTACCAGTGGCCGACGAGCATCTTGATCGCTTGCTTTAATATCGCTGGGACTTCGTTGGCGTTGCCGCAGCCTGCGACATAAGTCACCACGATCGAGTTGTAGTCGTCTAAGTAATCAGGCCAGTCCTCATCGTAGGCGGGCATGATACGGCCCGGGTTCGAGGTGATGTCAACCTGATAAAGTTCGTCATCCCAAGTTTGAAGGTTGCCATCGAGGTCGTAATATTGGATTGAGCTCACCGATTGCACTGGGCCCTCGAGGTAGAGGATGCCAGAGTCGGGGAAGTCATCGATCGAAAGCGCAAGAGTCTGCGTCACCATTTTATGGCTAGCCATCTGCTCGAGCTGCTGTCGTGCTGCGGTGATGAGCGTATTAATCAGAGCGTCATCGTCGTTGCCATCGATGCGCGAGTGGAGCTTCATCTCTGCAAGGGTGATCGGTTCCGTCGCTGGAGGAGTGACAACTGTCAACATTAGCGTTTCTCTTTTTGTTTTTTCGAGGTTGCCTTCTCAGCCTTGATTTGTCGGGTTTCCGAGACCGGAGGAACGAGCGCTTCTTCAGCGCTCGCCCAGCCGAGTCGGATGCAATTAGCCGCTTCATCGAGCGGGAGGTCGTACACTAGATTTGCATCATAAGTGAACGACAAGCCCGCTACAGAAGTATGAAATTTAACTTTCATGTTTAGCTAGCTGCCATTACTAAATGCTTGATCGGATCAGTGCCAGCGTCGAGGATGCGACCATCATGACGGGAGAAGCCAACAAAGCCAACTTGGTGGTAATCAGCGTATCGTTCTTCGAGGCGCAAGAGTGTGAAGTCCTGCACATCTCGAATGAGGTACTTAGAAAAATCACCGTAGTATATAACTTTGGCGCTAGCCGCAACTGTTGCCACATCCTGGTTGATCACGACGGGAACGCCGAACAAAGTACCAGGAGAAGTCGCAGAAAGGTCGTTCATAAAGATCGGCCTGTTCTGATCATCCACCAGTTTTCGCACAAGCTTGAAGGTCGAGTCGTGCATCATGAATTTGGCGTTCGCACGATAAGCTGGATCGAGCGAATGCTGAAGATCAAGCAACTCAGCGAAGGTGATTGCGTCATCAGCGGTAGCAGTTTTACCTGCACCGGATGCCGAGATCCCCTGTGGTTTTGAGGAATTGTCACCAGTTGTGGCGTGAGTATTAAAGATCCTTGCGATCCTCTCCCCAAGTGCGCCACCGATGAACGACTCCAAATCAATCGCAGAGTCTTGCAAGAGTTCAG